TGACTCCGGCTTTGTTGAGAACTTTGTTTCCAACCGATACCGCTTCGGGTGCGATGTCCAGCCCGTCCACTCGGCGACCCAGGTTTTCCTCCAGGAGAATTTGGCTAATAGGCATCGGCCCGCTTCCAACAAATACGACCGAGCCCTTGTCAACCAACTTCGCTTCGTCCGCGAGCGTTGTTTTATACGAGTCATAGAAAGGGTAGTCCTCGATTCGCTTAGCGCCAGCAATTACCTCTTTCGCGAAATCGGCCTCCTTGCGGAATTCAGACTCCGGCGTGAGTGGTTCCGCAGTCAAGGCTCCCTTGCGCGCCTCGGCCGCAAAAGGCGCGGTCCGCTCAGGATACGCTTTTCGCCAGCCGGACGGGCCGGCAGCCGAGCCGCTGTCGGTCGCGGCCTCGATGGCTTCGCGGAAAAATTGTGCTTTGGTCGCGTTGGCGGATGCCTCGTCGAGCGCGTCGAAGTTCCCGGCCTTGACCTTGGCCATAGACTCCTGGGCCGCTTTGCTTGCGGTTTCCTGCGCGGACAACAGCGCGGCCACGTCGTCTTTGGACTTCAGACCCAGGCCCAGCTCATACGCCGTGCGGGTCAGCGAGCCGCTAGGCCCGAAGAATTGTTGCCACTCTTCCGGAGTCGCCTTGTGAACGTCCGCGACGGTTTTGGCCACGGGCTGGTCAGTCAAAAATCCGGCGCGCTTGTGGCCAAAATCTAAATTCAGCACCGAATTCGTAAGGTCTGCAATTTCTTCTAAAGAGGCTCGTTGTTTTCCAGTCAGCTCTTTGGATTCTACCAAAACTTCTTTATTATCAAAAATTACTCGTGCCCAGCCGGACCCCAAGGCGGCTTCTCGCGGAGAATCAGAGTCAGGAAAAAGATAGTTCTGGGCAAAAATTGTGTGGTCCCCGCGAGCATCGTAGACGGTTCCTGATTTGTTTACCCAATAAGAACCACCCGTCCTTTCCGAAATCTCTTCGGGCTTTACTTGTAATTTTTCGGGCGGTAAAAAGCCCGCGCGTGCGATGTCAGTCGAACCTCCCCGTCCTGAGATGGAAGGCGCCCGGCGCGCGGTAACGATGTCGGGAGCGTTTAGTCGTTCGACTACCGTGTGCAAATTTTGAACCGGCATTCCGGCCGCACGAAAACGGTTGCGCAGCGGATTGGTTTCTCGCAGCTCAACCGGGCCGCGGCCCTTGGTCGCTGTCTCGGGGTAAACCGGAATTTCGGTGCCCGGAGCGATACGCTCGGACTCCAAGCCCTGGGCTGCGCGGATTTCCTGCGCCTTGATATTGGCCGGGAGCTGGCCCTTCACCGTGCGGGCAGTCGCAGGCGGACCCACATCTTTTCCCTGGAGCAGATTGAGCCACTGTTCCTTCTCCGCGCCGAGCAAAATACCTTCGCCCCGCTCGGCGGGGATTGACGCACCAAGTTCAGCCGGCGGGCGCACCAGCGGCTCGCCACCGCCGCGAAAGCCGCGGTCTTGGTTATCCCAATAGCTGTTCAAGTCCGACATCAGGTCGTTCAGACCGTCCGGGGTCAACGCCCCATTGGCATCCGTGGCCCACGGCACCGGCTCGCCCGTAGCTTTGGCCCACTGCACCGTCCGGTCCACGTTGGCTAAAACTTTATCCGTGCTGCGCGCAATGAGCTGCGGCATTCCGGCCTTCGTCGTCTCCCATCTTGTGGGACGCAATTCTTTGCCGTGCAGCTCGCGCGCCTCCGCCGGAAGGCCGCGGCCTTCTTCAACCTCCGCGGCGCGCTCGGGCTCGGTCGCGTTAAACTTCTCGGCCTTAGCGCCGGAATGCTCAACCTGAAGCCCGACATTCTCGTCCATGGCGCGGTTGACTTCCTGGACCGCCGGTTGGTTAGGCTTTCCTTCGGCCCACTTCTGAGCGACTCCAGCGTTCGTCGTCTCAGCACGACGGGCCGACAAATCTTTCTGCGTGGTCCGAATGGAGCGCGCCGTCGGCTGACCTTCGACTGGCACCGGCGCGGGAGGGGTCGCAGCCGGGGCAGGTTCGGGTTGGGCCGACGGCTGCTCAAAAAGAGGTAGTTCGCCCTGCGCCGTCACAGGTTCAACGGGGACTTCCACGGGCTTGGGCGGTTCGGCCGTCACCGCCGGCTCAACCGGCAACTCCACAGCGGTCTTGGCTTGCGCCTGTCGCTGGTTGCGCTCGCTGAGTATTTCACCCGTAGCGTTTTCCAACGCCTTGCGGAGACTGTAGGACGGCCGCAAATCCAGCCCAGGCGTTGCCCGGCCGGCGGTCATGTCAATTCCCAGCGCGTCGCCAAGCTGGACCGCAGCATCCAAAAATTTCTGCCTAAACCCGGCCTTCGCGGGCGGCAAGCCCAACGTCTCGAGCGGCGTGTTGTATAACAGGTTCGCCCAGTTGTCCGCGATGAATTCGCTACGGGCTTCATCGGGCGTGACCGCACGTCCGAGCTGTTGCTCATAGTGAGCCTGCAACGCATCGAGTTCCTCGGGCTTATACGCTTTTCGAACCGCGTCGTGCAGCGCTTCGCGAGCCTCGGGCGCCATCACGCTCTCGAGGACGTGGGAAAATTCGTGGGGCGCGTCAGCCGACGACTTGACGAGCGTAACCATCTCGCCAACCCCCGCATCGTCGGCCATGAAAATCTTGGAGATGCCACGAGACTGAGCTTCTGCTGCCACAGCCGCGGCTTGCTCAGGCGTCAGCGCTTGACCGCTGTTCGCGCGGACGGTGTCGTTCTCGATTGCTTTGGCAAACGTTGCGTCGTCCACCAAAAACAGCTTTTTGCCGAATGGCCGGAGCGTTTCCCGCAGGCTGTCCACCATGTTTCGGGAATTCTCGGGTGTATGAGATGCGACCTGCTCGTGGACCGTGTTAAGTTCGGTGAAGCCATCATAGGCCGGGGACTGAGTTTTCTCCCAGGTGATTTGACCGGGGTCAAAATAGCGCTTGGCCGCGCGCTCCGCGACGGCGCCCTTGACGCCCGCGACGCCGCCATGAATTGCGCCGCCCACCGCACCGACACCCAGCAAGCCACCTTGGGGCTCATCGGTTGACAGTGCAAGCGGGGCGGTCGCAGCGGCACCTTTTGCGGCGCCGGCCACGGGCGGTTTGACAAATGCAGCCGCGGACTTCGCGGCATCCAAAACTTTAGCTCCGGTCGTCGTCTGAAGGCCCAGCGAGAGCTGGCCCTTCGGGGCCGCGCCGGCGGCTTCGCCAACTTCTTTTGCCACACGACCGCCAACCTCGATAATTTTTCCGGCGCCCTTCACTGCCAGCCCCGTAGACACGGCTTTGATATAATGACCCGAACCCAAGCCCGCCGCAGTAAAAGTAGGAAGATGAGCCGCCTTCTGAACGAGCTGTCCGGTTACCTCCGCCCCGCGGCCCACGAGCTGCGCGCCCTTGGCAGCCGCTTGGCCCGCTTGGCGACCCAAATAATTCAACGCAGCGGTTGCGCCGGACTGGTTGGCCGCGGTAAAAAGAACCTTGCCACCCAGGCCAACGGCCTTGAGTCCGCCGCCGGTGGCGACGAGCGTAATCGGGTCGGTCAAACTCAGTAGCTTGATGTTTTCCGGGTTGAGTTCGACGCCTTCGCTGACGAGGTCTTTGACACCTTCGCCACTCGCGAGACCTTCGACGGTTTCGCGCCAACCGAGGTCTTTGAATAACTCGTTTTTGAGTTCATCGTCAGTAATTTTTCGCCAATCTTTTTTACCGCCCAGTTCAAAAGCGGGTCCAACCAGCTTGCGGGTGCCTTGTCGGACCATATCCTGCAACGAGCCAACCGCGGTCTGCGAGCCGGCGATGGCTTCCGCGATTGCTGCTTCCTTCCCATCCTCCGTCATGTTCTCCCACTGGTCGCGCTTCTCCGGGTCAGTGCCCTCGCCGCGGAGCTTCATGGTGACTGAATCCACCAGAGGTGCAATAGCAATGTCGCTAATGTTCTCCAGTCGTTTCGGAACAGACTTCAAGATGTCCTTCAGAAGCGGCAAAGTGTCCTTCTTCGCGGATTCGTAAGTCTTCTTGAGAGTGACGCCCTCGGCTTGCGCTTCACGATAAGTGTCCAGCGCTTTTTGGTAGCGCCGCGGGTCGCTGAAAACATTGTCCTTGTTCGCGAAAATGAACTCGTGAATTTTGAAATTCGGGTCACGCGCCAAGTCTTTCGGGTCCCGCTCATCCAGAGCGTCGGCTTGACGCTCGCCCTTGAACGCGTCCGAGACTTCCTCTTCGCCTGCAAAAGCGTCCGCCTGCTGCTCACCCGCAAACGGGTCTGCCGGCTGCGCCTTCTCTCCAGGGGCAAGCGGAGGCGCGGGGATGCCCTTCTTCGCGAGCGCTTCCCGCATCTGCTTGCGGCTCTCAGCAAGCTGCGCCTCCACTTCGGGAGTAATCGCCTGCGGCTCCGCGGGAGCGGGAACGATAGGGATGTCCGTGAACGACTCGCCCTTCCTCAAGTCTTCGATAACAGACGGCATAGATTACGGCGTTGGGGGCCGGTAGTTTCGATTCACGAATTTTCGGCCGTCAGGCGACATATAAAACTGCGCGTCTGCCGGGGCCTCCGCGGGCGAATTCACTGTCGGAATGGGCTTCTGCTGAACCGGGGCAGCGCCGGCGGCAGCGGGAGCCGCGCCGGCCGCGGGAGCCGGCTGCTGTTGTTGACGCTGTGCCTGAGCCGCTTCTCGCTGCTCGAATTCTCGAATCATTTCCTGATGCTCCGTGGGCACTACCGAACCAACGGCATGACCGCCCGTGCGCTCCTGCTCGGAGAACTGTTTGATGATTGGCGCCACGTTTGCGAGCTGCCCGTCCACCACATCTTCGGACGCAGCCAACAGTTCAGTTCGTTGCTCTGGCGTCAAAATCGTTCCCGCCAGCACTTTGTTATATAAGCCCTTAATCTTCTCGGGCACGCTACGCGCGTTTTCCACCGTCGCATACTCGCCCTCTCGAACGGTCGAGCCGGGGTCCAAAATTTTCATCCAGGAAAAAATGGCCGCTTGGTCGCGGAACGGCGAGGGATTCTTGGTCGTGTTCAGCGCACGCAAAAGTTTGTTGTAACCCGAATGCACTTTGTTAAACTCATGGACCGGGGGCTGCGCGGTATATTCCTTGCGCAGCGGGTCTGTCTGGGGAGCCTCCGCGGTCACCGTGCGGACTCCGCTGACCGGCTGCCCAGTCTTCGTGACCATCTGGCCCGTCACCGTCTTCTGGCCCGTAGGGGTTACCGTGGTAGTCGTCTGCTCCGTCGCTCCAAGCGTGAGCTGACGGTCCAGGTCGCGTTTTTCCCTGGCCTGAAGCGCCGTCTGGATATTCTTCAACGTCTGCGCGGTGTCAACGATTCCATCGGGACCAACAGGAAGTTCCAGTCCCTCGTGCGCTGCCGTATCCGAATGCAGTTTGGACAACGCCTCAATCGAACCGCCGCGGCGCAAGTTTTCAAATTCCTGGCGGGCTTTGAGCGCATGGCCCTGTTGCAGCACGGGGGACAGCGCCTCTTTGCGAAGCAGGTCCCGCGCCTGAAGGTGATGAATCAAGTCCTCAGAATCCCACTCGTTTAGCAAGTCGGAGGTCGGCATCTTCGCGAATTTGTCTTCAAACTCTTTCCGATACTTCGCGTAATTCGGATGCTGTCGTGAAACATTAGGTCCAGCCATAATCAAAATCCTCCCCAACCAAAAATATCATCCTCCGCGGACGTAGCCGGCGCCGCGCTGAATTCACCAGTGCTCCCCGTGAACTCTCGGACCGGAATGGCGTTACCATACTGGTCTGTGGTTCCCGTTATGCCGCTTACACCTCCACCGGGTGGCGGTCCCATCAACTCACCGCCCCCGAGCGGGGACACCCCGAACGTGGGCGCAGTTGGCTGTCCGGGCGTGACGCCCTGGGACGGCGCAGCCGCGGGTGCGGGCGGCGTGATAGTCGGGGCAGCCGGAGCGGGGGCGTTGCCCTCTTCCATCTGCAACCCGGTCTTGCGGGCGGTCCCATTCTGCTCCAAAAGTTTTCGCTTGTCAGTCTGACTGGCCGCAGCGTCTTTGCGCGCCTGCTCTTTGGCCGCAGCGTCCTCTTGCTGGGCCTTTTTCTGGGCTTCGCTCGAGGCAGCTCCGCCGCCTCCGCCGCCACCGCCCGAATTCTGAGCGAGGTGCAGATTGTTAATCGCCTGAACCAGCGCGTTCGCCGCGAAGGTCTTCGCCTCATAGTTTACTGGCACCAGCGGAATGTCTAGGGGCATATTAAGCCTTTGCCGTCTTCATCTGTTTGATTTCCTTCACGAGCGCTTTCACACTCGCCAAGGCCACTCCAATCGCATCGACAATGGGGATGGTTTTCGCATCTCCCTTGCCGGAACCAAAAAGCACGTCCCAGTCCTGAGCCATTGGGCCAGTGTGCCGACCCTGGGGAACGTTCTCCACGTCCTTTTTGTAGTCCCAGTTCGACACCGGCAGCCGGGAAACCTTTTCCAAAATCGCAGACTCGTCCGCGGTCTCGATATTTTCCTTCGAATTCTTGTCCGACATCATTCCACCGGCCATGCCCATGATGGAACCCATGCTGCCCTGAGACGCTTGGCTACCGCCACCGCCGCCTCCTCCGCCGGCCCCGCCGTAGGCGCCAGTCGCCGTGCCGCCCCAGTTACCGGCGGACTGATTCAGCGCGGTGTCGCGGATTCGCGCAAACTCCAAGGCGCGCCACGCGCGCAGATTCTTAATCTGCGAGTTTATGTCGCGCTGCGCCTGCCGACCCGACAAGTCGAGGTTCAGCATCTCGCGCCCGGTCAAACCCGTTCCAGTGCCGGCCTCCGTCGAGTTGGCCAGACCAAAAATTGCAGCCGAACGAGCCAGACCTTCCCGCTCCGCGGACTGAATCGTCGGGAAAATGGACCCGAGAATCTTCGCACGGGACTCCGTCATCGATTGCGCGGTGTCCGCGAGCTTGGTTGCCTCCATAGTGCGGGCCTGACGAAGTTTTTCTCCCTCGCTGCCGAGCACTTTGCTCACGACACCGCCAACGGTCGCCGCTTGAGGCTTTACCCCAGCCTGGGCGGACCCGCTGACGCCGGCGCGAATCAACTCAGCCTGATACTCCGCCGGCAAGTCGCCGCCCATCGACAGCACGTCGTTCGCACGCGAGATGACGTTCTGCTTGAGCTTGGCCAACTCCGGGTCCTCGTCGATGTTCTCGGCAAAAAGCTTTCGGGCGGTCTTGCTGGACTCCAGAGCGGACACAGGCGTCTGCGCCTGCGCGAGAATGTCCTTGCGGGCCTGCTGGCCTGCGGCATACATCTCGGGCTCAAACTCCTTCTGAAGTTCGACTCGGCGGTCAAGATAGCCCTTGTCGTATTGCTTGACCAAATTGGCAACGCGCTCCAGGTCGTAATCTTCTTTGAGCGCGGTGCGCTGGTCACGCAGACCGTTGCGCATGTTTTCATACGCGTCTTTCATCGCGGCTTCGTCAGTGAAGCGCATCGCGATTGACGCGGCGGTTCCGATAATAGCACCCATAATTACAGTCGTTTACGAAAGCCTAGCTCGATTACTTCGTAGCCGCGCTTTTCGAACATTCCCCGTCCTCCGTCTTTTTCGACGGTAAACATATGACCATGCACCATGTTCGTGCATCCGTGGAGCCGGGCATCCCGCTCGGCTTGGTCCAACAAAATTCGTCCCAGCCCTTGTCCCCGGCACTCCGGCACCACATACAGAAAAACCATCGTTCCGGTCATCTGACCGTTGAAGGTGTCCTCCATATACGTCGTCCCAACGACGCCGCGAGGCATCTCGTCCCGATTCCAGTCCGCCGTAATGGTCGCGTGACCGTTTTTTATGAGCGGAACCCACACGCGCTCCAATGCCGCCATGTCCAGCCGGCCAGGATACTTCACATCATCGAAGTATCGCTGGAACAGCGGGCGCAGCAAGGGAACCCCGTGCGGAACCACCCGGACCAAACTTAATTCTTGGTTAAGTGCCACAAAAACACAGTCGGCTGAATCGTGTTGTGCCCGGTCGCCGAGCCGGTGTAGCTGGGGGCATCTTCCATCGTGAACTGGCGACTCGTCACCAGTTGCGTGCCCGTCGAACCCAGCGAGGTGCCGCCCTGGCTACCGTTCGGGTTCGAGTGCGTCGTGCGACCCGTCTGCTGGTTAGGCGGCGTCGGAAGCGGGATACCCGCGTCCTGGATTTCCGTATCCGCGTCTTCCACGCGGAAGAAAACCAAATTCGCGTTTACGCTGCTGAGAAGAGTCGCGTGTCCGATTAAGTGCGTATGCTGCTCAACCTCCAAGGAGGTCAACACATGGGTTTCCTCGCCCGCGGTTTCTCCGGTCGCGCGCTGGGTGATGCCGCTAGGAACGGACGCCGCGTCTGCCGGAGACGCACCAAAATCCTTGGCCGCTTGACCAATCACTCGGCCCCGCTTGGATTCATCGTTCGCGTAAAGCAGCGACCATCCCGGGTTCGTTGCCAGCGCCACCGAGAGCGTGGGCGCCGTCACGGCTTTCACATCCCCGGGGGAGCCAGACACCGTGCGCCACGCGCTACGTTCCCAATGAATCAGAACGTTGATGTCCGTGTCAAAATACGTCTCGAGGTCCACCGGGTTGCTCGGCCGGTTCACCGTGTTGCCGCTGTTCGGAACGCCGGGCGCCGCCTCCCATGAATTGCCGTCCCAGCCATACCAGCCCAAGGGCCGGGTGCCTACCGTGCGAAACCAGATGAGCGGGTCGTTGTTGCCGGGCTGTCCGGGGTCGTTCGGACCGATGAACGCGAATGCGCTCAACGAATCCGAGATGTCCAGCGGGATATAGTGCCCGGTATTGATATCGAACACGTAGAGCTTGGTCCCATTTTTGAACCACGGGCCAGAGTTGCTGGCCGGCTCCACATCGCCGATGACAAAAAAGTTGGTGCCGACGGGGGACTGGATGTCCATCCGCTCGAGCATGGCCGCGAAAAATTCCTGGGGCGTGCCTTCGAAGTCGGGCGGAATCTGCGACGCGACGATTACTAGATTGGTCTTTTGAAGTGGCATACGTTATGGGCGGCGCTCCAGCACCTCAACTCGGGTTTCCAGCGCCTTGAGGCGCTCACTCAGCGAAAACGTAAGTGCGAGCAAGAGCTGCACCGGATTTTCAAGATACAGGGCCAGGGCATCGCCGTCCCCAGAGTCCACCAGCGCGGTGAATGTTTTTACGGCGTCCTCGGTCACGATTACGAACGTGGACCCATCGCGCTTTCGGAAGTCGCGCGCGAATGCGTCCACCACCTTCGCCATGTTCTGATGAGCATCGCCGGGCGTCGGGCGTTTTGGGGGGTTCGCAGGACCGCCCGCGCCGCCTTGCCCGCCGCCAGGATTATTAGGATTCGCCATAAACTTTATTCGCAGAGCGGCACCACGACCGCCAAAGGTTCTGACGGATTCGACAAACCAAACTCGCCGAACGCCGACACTTGATAGTAATAGGAGGCACCCGCCACCACATCTTCCGCAAACGCGGGATTCTCTACCGACTGCACATACAAAAATGGTCCGGCCGGATTGTCGGCCACAAGCACGTTATACCCCAGCGCGCCAGGAACCGGATTCCAGGTCAACGTCACCGTTCGCGGGCATTCACTCACTACAGCTTGCAAATTCGTCGGTCCATCCGGCGCGATAATCGGCAGGAACGCCGACACGGACGTTCCGGTCCCGCTCCCGCTCTCTGACGGCCCCAGTTGGCAAATCAACGGCGACCGGTAGTTGATTCGCAGTTCCCGGCGGGTAATTCCCCGCAGTGCATCGAACTGAATCACAGTCCGGTCCCGGTCGAAGCGATGAGAGGCAAGGCCAGCTCAAGCTGGCGTGCCGCTTTTCGCCGCGCAGTCGTTCGCGCGATTTTATCCGCATCGTCTTGGCTGATGACAGACTCGCCATATCCGGTGCCGACTTCAGTCAAACCCTGCTCAGTCAACGTCACCGTCTGGTTGCTCGTGAATAGCGGGATGTTTTCATTTAATTCTTCGATTGAATCGGACGCCGCGCCGTCGAACCGAACAAAATTCTGCGCCGGTCCTTCGTCTTCTTCACACCGTCCCGACAACTCTTTATTCGGGCCGACTGCACCCGGGGTTCCAGGAGCCGGCTCCACGTATAAACGAATTCCACGAACAGCACCAGGACCAGAGCCAACAATGAGCAGTTGAAAAGATTCATCCAAAAAATCCAGATTAAAGGATTCCACCTCACACGCGGACAAGTCCTCTTCTGAGGCCAGCTTCCAGGCATCCTGCGTTCGCAGTGGCCGCGTCTGTTTCTTGAACGCGAACATTTTTTGGTCGCTGGTAATCGGGTGACCAACTCGAATCGAACCGCGAGGCGATTCAATTCGCTTCGTCATGATTCGTTTGTATCGTCCACGATAAGGACCCGCCCAGAATACCGCAAAATCATCCAGCCCCGCAAGCTCCGACAGATAAATGTCCGCATACCGCATGGTTTTGTCTTCCAGCGGAACGTTGAATGAGTAGGCCCGCGTCTCGACATACCACGTAATCGGGCATCCGTCGTCCAGGCGGTCCGGCGAAAAGGCTTCCCACAGCCGGTTCTGTCCGTCGAAGTCCACGCTCGCAAAAAAGATTCGGTTCGTCCCGGCGAAAAGGCCCTCGAACCACTCAACCGGGCGCGTTCCCGTCCACACGGAGTTCCACGCGAAAGGCGCCTGCTGATTTTTCTTCTGCCACGTCGCGCCGTCCAACACCCAGGTGTGGACGTTGTATCGGTCACAGTAAGGGACCGACACCAGCAAATAATTCTCGAAGGACCCGCACGCAACCCCGTGCAGGTCTTCTCCCAGGCGGGACTTGCTGTCCGTCATTTCGTTGTCCTCATACGGCGTCGCCGAAGACTGCCGAGTGAGCATGGCCGAATTGACATTCGTGAGGCCGCTAGACGAATACCACCACAGCAGCCCGTGCATAAGAATAACGGAACGCTGGGACACGCATCCCACTTCAGGGAACTGAACAAACTGAAAGTTCGGGACGTTATACCACGTCGCGCGGTCACGAATTCCAGACTGGATTAGAGTCGTGGTATCCTGGGTGAAAACAAAGAGCTGAGCCAGTTCCGCGTTTGCCGTCGGCTCCGCCAGCGCCGTAATCTCTCCCGGAAGGGTAAACGACTCGAAGGTGGCGAAGTATTGGGGTTCGAGGAAGTGCCGGGGGTCATAAATGTCCGATGCGAAAAGCTTAGCGCCCTGAGCAACCCACAGCCGGTCACCAGACCATGCCATCGGGCCACCGAGCTTGATATTTTCGTCATGAACCGCGTTAAAGCCGTCGAACACCGCCGGCGCGGTCAACCCGCCATCCTGGATGATTACCAGATTGATTGGCGGAACCAGACGGAGGCTGCCGTCGTCGTTGCGCGTCACGGCCTGTTCTGCCTGGACGAAGAAAAGTTGCCGAGCGGTCGGGGAAAATTGAACCGCGAGCTGCCGAAAATCTCGGAACGGGAATTCCGACAGATACACGTTCCCGTCAACCGCAAAGACGATTGATTCCAGTCCGACTTTCGGACGGAACACAATCCCACCTTGCAGGTTTCCGAGCGGCATCACAAATTTGCAGCGGTATCCGGGCCGGCACTGGACCACCCCGCCGCGGTTCACCGTGTTCATGCTGCGCGCATAAAAGCCGGGGACCAACTGCGAGGGGTCGGTCATGGAATCCATGCCCCCTAGAAAGGTCAGCTCCCCGTCCTCTGCGCGCGGCGTCACTTATTTGATTATCCCAGTGGACCGTTCGCGGGCCAGCTCCACGGACAGATGTGTTTGTCGTGGTATCTGGCGCGCTCGGCAAGGTCTTTTTCCTCCAACTTCGGGTCAGAGTAGTCGAAGATATCCTGCGGCGCGGGCACCTGGGCGTTCGTCTTCGCGTTCTCAGTCGAGCCGCTGGACGGACCCATGCCCTTGTCTTGTTTCACGTTCTTCATATCAGTTAACATCCCAGTCATCTTTTTGCACGATGCTATTGCGGTCTTCCACCTGCATCGGCAGCGCATTCGGACTGGTCAACGCGCCTTCCTGCTCCGTCAAAATTCGCGAGGCGTGCGCCTCGAATTGCATGCCATTCGCGACATCAGAGTCCAGATAAAACTTTACGGCCTTCATCGCCATAACGAGCGCGAACCGGCTGTGAAGCAGGATTCGCGTATTCACACTCGTAATCTCGAAAGACTTCTTCCGATAAACAATCCGGACCCACGGGCATCCGCGGGAAATCTTAATGCGCCGATACCGCGGGTGCGTTTCATCCGGGTCGTAAATTCCTATTAGCGTCCCCGAGCTAGACGAACTATCAAAAGTCGAAAGTCTGATAATTCCGTCAGACGGCTCCTTGACGATGTCCGTGATTCGCCCGACCGTCGGGTCCGAAGCCGCGGGCACCGCATAGCCGTAAATCGTCGGGACGAGCAAACCTTCTTCCCACACGCCGTCAACGAGCGTCTGAAGCGGTTTGTTCTGCTTGTCGAATCCAAACACACGGAGTTTCTTCCCGCTATCCGAGGGCTTGTCCACGAATGCAATCAACTTGCCTGGACAAATGATGTCCTTGTAGGTCACCGCGGGCAGCTCGTCGAACCAGGAATAATCACAGCGACCTTTACAGTCCCCCGGCCCGTTCAGAT